CTGCACCGCTACGATCGTTGTCATTACTCTCCCTCATTAGAAACGCCCCCCAAGGATACCATTACTGGAACCCTGGAGGGCTAGAGTCTAAATTGTCCGATTAGAGTAGTTTGACCAGTTCTGCCCATGTCTTAGGGCCGATAACGCCATTTGAGTCTACTAAGTCGTTATTGTCTTGGAATGCGATGACTGCCTTCTTGGTTGTTGGGCCGTAATCGCCGTCTGTAGCCAATCCTAGGGCTTCCTGGACAATCTTGACAGATTCTCCCTTGGCACCTGGCTTGATCTGTCCTGGGAAGGCTGGAGCCTGTGCAACAGGCACGTCTACGTTTACCTCGTTGCCCTTGTAGTTAGGGCGACCCCAACCAACGATTGAGACAAGAACCTTCTTCTTGTTGGTCTTGTATGCACGGATCTGGTTGCAGACCTCTCCGCCATTTCGCTGATCTCCCTTTTTCTTCCCGCTAGTGTTTCCTTCGATAGTCAAAACGACTCCATCAGAATCAATGCCTGTGCAGATACCTACGTGAGAAATTCGATTGACCCCATCTCCTGGGAAATCAAAATACAGAATATCTCCTGGTTGTGGTGATTGCCCGCAATCTGCCTCAAACCATGTACCCATCTTCTTAAATGATGCTGCTCCTGCAACTGTAGAGACAGTATTAGGAATCTTTACGCCAGCCTGATTTGCCACCCACATACAGAAACTTCCGCACCATGCTAAGTAGTTGGCCTTGGTAAAGGCGCCGTACTTGGTCTCGTTATCTTTAGGGCCTTCAATAATCCCTACTTCTTTCTTTGCAACTTCAATCATTGCCGCTACTGTGCCTTTGTCAGCCATTACGTCTCCTAGCCTGGAATAGTGTCGTTAAATTTGTCTATAGGAATTCGCCAAGAATTCTCTGGAGGGTAATGATACTCGTCCTTGGTGCACTCTTCAGTAGGAAGCCAGCCATAAACCTCAACTTCTGAGTAGTAATCACGGTCTAGGACTCGTGCCCCTACCAAGATCACCCCAGGCCTGATGTCCTTAGGAAAGACTGGAATCTCATCCTTAGTCCGTACCGACTTGACCTCATAGCAGGGCATTACATCAGGAAAGTCTTTTCTGAAATAATGTTCCTCGTTTGTATAAAAAGGAAATGTGAAAGGCTGCTTGTATAACTTAGCAACTGCGTACTCTGCAACGATAGTTCGTACATTTGCTGCAATCTCTGGCTCTAGGTACTTCTTATTCTCACCTGCGTAGTTAGGGCGATCAACACTGCCAAACTTTATCATCCATCGGTTCAATGCAATATCTGCACATGCACGTACCTCTTCTTTGGAAAGAGTAACAATCACTTCTTGTATTTCCAATCAACCCACACATCAAAGGCTCTGCCAATGACAAGACCAACCATTAGTCCAATAAGAAATAGTTCCATTAGTAATCCCTCATGCGTCTTGTCTCCAATGTAAATAAGACTTAACATAAACTGCTGCATACGCAAGAGCAGAGAAGATAAACCCATATTGTTTGGTTGTAACAGCATACGCAATCCATAGACACTCGTTAATGCATAAAATATGCCATCCCCATATAGTCTTGCGACCAACAAAGAATATTCCAGTTACACCTATTACCGCTAATACCCATGACCAATACTGCATCATTTATAATCCCTCTCAATGATTAAGTACCAATGTATAAAACTAATAGTTAGTGACGGCTCTTGCGGATAAACCTCAATTGCAAAGCCCCAACCATCAGAAGTACCAAATGTAAACCAGCCTCTTTTAAAGTGCCTCATTATTGCCCCGTGCTACACCTGCTGCCCACGTAAGTGTGTGATAGACAGCAATGTCTACTTCATCAACAGGAGGCATCATATTTTCAATTTGATCTTCAATTGCTTGAGCAATATCTTCACGTATCTCTTTTTCTTTAACTTCCCAAGTCTTTTCCATTATGCACGTCCAAAGTCATCTTCAAGACGCACGATGTCATCTTCGCCAAAGTAGAGACCTAATTGCGTCTCAATAAAGATAAGATCTTCTTCTCCAGTATTAGCAATACGGTGAGCAATACCTTGTTCAATAATAAAGGCGTCTCCACCTAATGCCATAGATTGAATGTCATCTAGTGTGACTGTGCCAGTTCCAGAAACAATTACCCAGTATTCAGAGCGTTGTTCATGTGTCTGGTATGAGAGGCGCTTACCAGGGTGCACAACAATGCGCTTTACCTGATGAGTCTCAGATGCTGTTAGTACTTCGTATGTTCCCCATGGGCGGTCTGTAATCATGCACAGACCCTATCACGACTTTTGAGTGCGCTCCATTAAGGTCTTTGCACGTTTTGATGGCTCTTTAGTAAGGAAGCCTCTACCTCGTGCCTTGTCATAGGGCACAGGTGTCTTAAACTGATCTGCTGTCGGATCAATGATCTTACCTGACTCATGCTTAAGGAACCAGTGATTGGTGCCTTCGTGGTTTACCTGCATAGGTTTGTAACCTGCAGCCTTGCCACCTAGCATGTGATAAGTCGCCTCACTTGCTACATAGCAGTGTCCTCTTGTTGGGCACTCATGTCCTTGGAACTCTGGCTTACGTAAATCATCTGTCAGATTATTACGAACTCCAGTTACGATCTGATGGTCGTAGTTGTTCATTCTTCGTCTTCTGGCTCTGCCTTACGAGGTGGGACGTTGCCACCTACTTTGCGTGCCCACGCATCTCCCTTATCCGTTCTAAAGGTTGAGTGTTGTGGCGCTTTAATGCCAGTGTCAGATGCAAGTTTAGTTGCCTTCTCGTACATAGAGGTTGCAACACCTAGACCTTGCACACGGCCGATCACGTTGATGTTGTCAATTTGACCACTTCGCTTGTTCCAGTCCAAATGACCTAAGTAAGAACCCGATGAGTCACGAGCCTCCATAGTATGAATCTTAGGGTGATGCTTAGGGGCACCAGGATGGATGTACTGGAATTGAACTCCAGATAAGTTTCTTGGCTCTTGTGGATCGTGCCACTCGTCTCTAGGTGTCTGCTTCATTAAAGCACCCTTGAATCTACATCACGCTTTTTTGTATATGGCTTCATTGACTGACGTGTTTCAAACTTCTCAGTTGGTTCTACTACTGGGAACTTGGCGTTGTCGTTAAATTGGCGTTGTGTGTAGTCGACGGTGTACATGCCTGAAGTCGTAGGGATCTGGTGAACAAAGTGATTAGTGAAGCGATCTGGATGCGTAGTGCCTCGACGATACTCGACAACGTGTGAGCCATGAGGTAGATGGTCGTGGGCTATACGGCACGCCTTGTCGCACTCACCTGCAGCACTCTCTTTGTTCTCTCCTCTATAGCGCAAGTCGTTACCACTGCCATCTGCGTACATACCACCTATGTGAGGATGGTCATCACGCAATAAGCCATGTGCAATTCCATGAATTTCTTTAGGTGTGTGAATGAGAGGTATCTGTTCCCACTGACCTTTAGACAAGTTATTCTCTGCAGCCATTACTTGCCCTTCTTAGGAGTGAAATGCTCATGCTCGTGCCCGACCTCAAATTTTCCATCTTCATGCATACGCATGTGCATCTTGTGGTGCTGCTCATAATCATAAGTAGAAACGCCATCACCGCCGAATGATTTTCCTGCTTTGTTGCCTCGTTGTACGTGCCACTTGAGTACGTGCCATCCGATTGCGTGACCCTCTTGATCAGGTACCCATCGCTTCTTAGGAGCATCACCAAACTGTGCATTGTTAAGATTCTCTGGCATGACTACCCCTCTTCACAGATGCACTTGCAGGTGTCAATGATACAGCAGCCGTACGCGATTTCATGGTCACATAGACGACAATACTGTTTCGGTTTCTCAATCATGCCTTCATATCCCTGGGCTTCTTGTATGTGCGAGTTCTTGCACTAGGGTAGGTACGAGTTGGTGAGAACTCGCCATCATTGCTTAGGCCGTTCCATGCACCCGTCTTTGGATCTGCTAGAGGTCCAGTCATACCAGTGACCTTCACAGGCTTTCCAATTGTTGCAGATACTTCTTTCTCTGCCTTAGTTGGATCAATAAAGTCAGCATCTTTGATAACACGTTCACGACTAAGAGTATGAGGATCTGTCTCTACAGAACTCATCGGTATCTCACCATGGATGACGTGACCGAATGGTCCAGCAAATCTTCTTGCTACCTTTATATCTGCAGACCAGTGCATACCTAGCCATCTACCTTTTTGGGGTTTACGAGTTATACCGCGATGTACTGGGAAAGATAGTTCTGGCTGTTGCCATTGACGTCCTAGATGATCTTGGGCGCTCATGCTTTTGTACTACTTGCTGTATTGGATGCATCTGATGGTGGGACCATCTGCATCGCTACATTAACGTATCTATCGCTAGGCATTATCTTGGCGCCAAATTGTTCTTGGGATAAGTTACTCATTGACTCTCCAGATCAAGCATGCCCATCATCTGACGAGGACTAAGGAGAGATCCTCCTGTTGGGGCCTTGCCACCAAGTTTCTTTGCCGCAGCCTTCTGGAACTTATCACCTTGTGCTGTTCTGGTACTTGAGAGTTTAGGTGTTGGAACTCCTGGTGTACTTTCTGAATGCTCTTTGGCCGCATTGAGTAACTCTGTTGCGTGGCCTTCACGACGATGCTTGGAGTGCGTGTTAATTGCATCTAATTCGCCTTCGTGTCCTATAGCAAGTTGAGATAGATGCTTTCCTTCACTCTCACCAGATAAGACGTACAAGTGAGCGGTGTGACGATTAAAGTTAGGGACGTAGGTGACTGTGTGGCCTGGTGATGATTCCCATGACTCTCGTACGGGTTTATCGGGATGACGCTCTACCTGGTGTTTTTCATGGTTCTCATTGCTAAAAAAAGCAGCAGGACAGTGATTGCAACCTAGAGCGGGATAGTAAGACATATTGCCTTCTTCTCTAGGAACATCTCCACCGTGTTCGTCTTGGGCGCTCATCCGTGCTCCACAGGAATTAACATATTAGGATCAATGTCATGAGCGGCTGCGATGCGATGATGACCATCTCCGACTGTCTGACCAAATTTCTCATTGTGAGTTACATATACAGGTGATGAGACGCCTTGGGCCTTTATTGAGTCATAGAGCCCAGTGACACGAGACTCACCTAACTTCTGGTCCATGATGGTCTTATCAACTTCATGAGCAGGAGTTCTTCCTGCATCCCATACCTTTGCACCTTCTACATCTAGCAAGGTGGAACCTCGTAACTCTTTAGCAGTCTTGTACATGTCTAACTGCTTCCATTGACGACCTAGCATGCTCATTGGTAACCTCTCTCTAACTTAGCGTCAGGAAGAGATTTGAAATACTTGATGGGGAAGATGTGATCTTTGAATTGCTCTGCAGATAATGCAACACGGTGGTGACCACCTAGTACGCTGCCCATGCCCCAACTGCCACTCTGTAATGAGATGTGACCAGGCATGCCAGATTGTTTTGCTACTGATGCTAGAGTTGTATCTGGGCCAATTCCTTGGCGAGCAAGACTGGGACCGTTAAGACTTCTCCAGTGACCTTCACGAGTTCGTGCAAAGGCATCCTTGCCATAACGCTGCTTACCAGTGTACTTTGATTCTTTTAACTTACGATCCCATAGTTCGCTATTAGTTTCTGTTCGAGTTTCTGTCTCAGTTGTTATGGGTTTCTTATCACCCTCAAGAGGGGGAAAGTGCTCTTTGATCTCTGGTCCAGTCATGAACATAGGTTGATAGCCTGACTTGATGGCTTTACCTAAATCTTTTGGTGGACGCTTCATCATGAGCCTATTGTTGCATCTTGGCTACTGCCTTGAGTTGTTACTGTGAAAAAATTTTAAACGGGGGTAGTATGCTTACTCTATGAATGGGCAATTTACAATCTTAGCCAATAAGAGAAGTGGTGGAGTATGGCATTGGGCAATCCGCACAGATTGTTGGCACGAGTACCCTGACAAACCAGAATTACAGCAGCCTCACATATACTGTAGAGGAAAGGCAAGAACATCGGATGAGGCGCTAAGTAAGGCTCTCTTATGGATGTATGATTATAAAAGTATAAAAAAGATTAAGAACACCGTGGACCACGTAGCGTGGGTCATTGACGAGGGGCATTAGAG